TGATAAATGCGTCATTCCCCCCACCACCAGAATTTACACGATCTACTGATGTTCCAGAAGTTGTCTCGTATCCATAATCAGGGTCTTCTGGATCTGCGCCTTGGACTTCTAAGGCTCTATCGAATCCAGGCAACACAACTATAGCATCTTTTACTGCATCACTAGCATCACTTGTGATATATACTGATCCAGCAATTTGAGTTGTTGAGTCTGCGTCAACTGCGTCCACATCATTTATCTGGATTAATTGGTTAGCTCCAACATCCCCAGGCTGTAATGCTCCTGAAAAATAGTCAATTTGCTGTGCGATTATCGTACTATATCCATCAGCTTCTGCCTTTACGTATAACCCATTTACATTATCTGCTGCGGCATTAAATTCAATTTCCGCTACTTGGTTTCCTATAAAATCATATCCTACTACCTCGAATTCTCCGTTTGCACCTACTGAAAACTCATGTTTAAATCCGGCTCCTGTAACAAGGGATGGATGCTTGTATGTATAGAAGGACTCAGGTGATCCACTAGAGGCTATATCTCCAGTCCACTTAAATCCATCAACGAGAACTACCGTTGTGCTTATATACGTCTTTATTTCGGCAGTTGCGGGTCTATTACCATTACTTTGAAATACTACCCAATTACCCTCGTCTGCCAAAGTGAAATCGTCCCCAGAAGTCTTAACAAGTGCTTGTTCACCTGAAACATGTCCTGTATGGTCATACCATCCTAATTGGTTTGTATGTTCTGGTGCTTCTTCTCCATATTCATGAACCCATATTCCTGGCCCCCTGCTTGGGTTAATCGTCCTCATGCCATCAACATTAAACATGTGACCTGAGTTTAATATCTGAATCAATGCATTGTCGCTTGCATCTGTGATGTCAAATAAATCACCTTCTTGGCTTACAGCGGCTTTTATTGTTAAGGGCACACTTGCCGCTGACGGTGAAGGTATTAAAACAGTAGCGTCTAATATCAAATCCCCTGTGATATTCTTTATATACGAATCAACAGAATCGTGATATAGTTGGAGGTCTTTTCCTGCTCCAATAAGAAATTGAAGATTGTCGCCATTTAAAAAGATTCCTTCATGTGTTCCTTTGACTATCGTTTTCTCTACTTCAAGGCCAGGGCCGCTAGTTGATGAAATCGTATATATATTTCTGTTATTTACTCCTCTGGTTTGAGGTTCTACGTATAGGCCATAATTATTGGTAACGGTTAAACCAGCAGCTGAGTCTCTTATACGACTACCAAATGAATTTGTTGCAATAGCACTACCAGCACCTACCATAGCCTTAGATTCAGACCCAACAAGGTCTTGAAAAGTAATATTGCTTCCGCTTATATCATTCGTGGAAATCATTCCCCAAGATGTATTAACAGCCCTTACATTACTTCCTCCAAATACATTCCATCCTCCCGCACCATATATAAAATCCACATTAGGCCCGGCATTGCCAGAATCCTTATAGCCTCCAAAAAAACCAGATACATAAGATGCTGGAGCAGTTGAACATGAGATATAGGAAGAAAACGCATTCCTATTAATGGAAGATGTAACTAAATCATTAACTAACAGAGCAGAAGTAGCTCCAACAAACTCAAACTGTGATGCTCCGTTTGCACGAATATTCATCCTGTCATTTGTACCATCGAGTAGGGTTATTAAATCACCTAAGTTATGGTCTAAATAAACATCTGAGTTGTCACTGTAAGCAAATAGGTCAAAATCGTCACCTATGCGTAATTCTTTATTGTCTAATAATTCGATATCTCCTGGAAATATAATTGGATCAGGAAGAGACAAGACTGCCGTACCCCCTGCTGGAGTTGACGTTATTTGGTTGGGTGTACCAAGCACCCATGAAGTAAAGTCTGCAACTGATTCTAATGTTTTCCCTGCCCCTGAAGCCACAAGTCTACTTGCAGTCAAGGCATCCAATGTGGCCGAGTTAAAGGTGATATCTGCTTCATCATCAATGTCCTGTGGCGTGGAAAGTGTAACCGTATTGTCCAAATCGTCTGTTACTATAATCTGATTTTCAGTCCCATCAATACTATCCGCAAAAATAGCAACAGCGTTTAGGCCACTCCTTAATGCCTCAAACGTTTTTCTTCCTTGTCGCCCAAACAATCGGCCAATAATAGATATAAAGTCTTTAGTATATTGTGAAATTATATCAGGCATTTCTTTTTATTCCAAATATGACACGTTCAACTGGATCTGTTATTGTCACCCTTGCAAATCTCCCATTCCCATTCGTAGAACCTAATGGATCACCTCTTACAATCCGATCAGTCTCTCCTATTTTACCGATATCCATGTATTGAGCGCTGGTGAAGGATTGTCCGAAATCATCAGATACACTTAACTTCAGCCTTGGATTTATACCGGACGCAGGGGAACCTGGCTCTTCAGTAGGCCCACCCCTGTTTTCATTAACACTTGGGCTTGCCCCCACTCATCGAAATCCCCATCATCATCAATCCAGGGAGTCGTATATTCAGAATGAAGTTCCTCTCCATTGTCATCCAATGTATCGAAGTCCAATTCCCAAATTATAGCCTTCTCAAAGTCTCCTATTAAATACTTTCTTCCGAAGTAAATAAAATTGTTTATCCTGTGCCTTCCGTTAAAGGGAAAACTTTCCCACTCATACCAAACATTACCTTGGAGTCTTGCACTTGCAGTTACATCGTAAATTAAAGATCTATTTTCAGAGGGATATACTAAGACATACCACCAGTTAGATCTCATCTTCACATTAAAACCCTTCGCATCAGACACAGTATCAAAACCACTTATTGTCTTTTCAATTCCTTCTGTCGATATTATCTGAGTGCTATACCCTTGAGTCCTTCGCACTTGATCTTTATCGTCCGGGAAATAGATGTTGTTGTCTATTACGGTTGGAGCTAATGCAGCAGAACATCCAACTGTATGATCTACCCCTTCTATCTTTTCCCAAGGGAATGCCGCTGCACCTGTATTCTGGAATGCCTCTATTGATCCAGATCCAAAAGCCCAATATTCTCCATCTAATATCAAACCACTTCTGAGATTATCAGGCAACCTAAAGGCTTCACCTACATCCAAAGCGTTCCAGGTAGTGAAATCAAAGGCAGTTTCATTCATTGCGAATTGGTCTGTGTCCTGAATTACGCCTAATGCATAACCATCTTGATATGTCAGACTGGAGAATATTGGCAAAGCAGCATCTGTTATCAAAGATAGCGTTCCTGTGCCTATATCGTAATTATAGGAATTCACACCAAGAATCGTAATCATTATCTCAGAGCCGTTGTCTATTATTACGGCCTCTCCTGAGTCTGTTGTTACAGTCCCTTGTGATGTTTCGGTCGCGTCTTCATTGATTAAATAAAAGGTATTGCCTATAAGGGCATACGCTAAACCCTTAACTACCCTTGTGGCTCTTACAGGCGCATTAATGCTGTCCGAAAGGTCTAACCATACCTTCATACCGGGAGTGCCAATCATTGCGGGTGGTCCGTACTCTGTCTCGGCAACGAAAAACATATTCTTAGGCAAGAACGATTGAAGCCCTGGAGTTATTAATGGTATTCTTGGCATTAGCTTAATTTAACCTTAAAGAATATTGGGTTCTCTTCCATGTCAAACCCTTTCAACATCTGGTATGACGATAATCCAACGGCAATAACTTCTTGTGGTACTGGCTTGTTATATTTTGGCCCCAACCTAATCGCAAGATTGTTCACTATTGCTTCCGACCATTCAGGAGGAAAATCGAAGTTGTCAGAAACAGAATCCATATCCTCTACCTGAACCTTGTTTGTCATTAGGATATAGTTTTTGACATCAGCGCAAGCAGGCCATAGCTTGAATTCAGAATTAGTCAATGTCGGACTGAAGTAATATTGGTTGGCAGTTCCAGGAGAGCTTTTCGTGGACAGGCTAACGTACTCTTCCAGAGAAAGCGGTGTAAGTGTCGTATCAGTCCCGTCCGAATTTACAACCCGACCTTCCAATATCTCTATCGGTCTTTGTGTCAGATTGGTATAAGTATAGATGTGATTATTGACTGCAACGTCATCGGTCAGGACAGCGGTAAGAGTTACTGTACTCCCTGCTGGTACGCCATTTATTGTTGTCCATTGGAGAGTTCCGTCATCAAGTTCTATTCCTATATTGTCACCGTTGGTCATGCCATCGATTGTATCCACATCAATCGTGCCATCCCCAGACGATGCGGCGGTAAGAACTTCAGTCTTTACATATTCGTCTGCAGCATGGCTACCACTTGGGCCTATTGTGTAAGAGAATCCATTAAGCGACTGGAACAATGCTACTTCCATTCTCTTCCACAAGGCAATTCCATCAGCCTGCCAACCTTTAAGCATCATGTTCAGCGTCTTCATATGTGAAGACATGGCAGAACCGGACACCGCCTCATTGAACCGTATCGCATTCACAAGGACAAGAGCCTCTTTTATCGCTTCACTTGCCGTTAAGCTAAAGTTGTAACTTCCAGATGTCGCCATAATAAGTCCTATTCTATTTTTTCGAGATAGATATAAATTGTCCCAGAATCAAGATCATCCATCCTCATCCCATCAAAGACTTCACCCCATCCAAACGGTGCCATCAATCCCTGAGTTCCAACAGTTGCTAACATTGCAAACTTAGGATCTTTATTAATGTCTTGAAATGCGCATAAATGTGATATCGTTGGATTATACCAATAAATAGCCAGAACCCTGGCTTTATCTTTAAAGATTATAGTTGAAGATGATATTGCTCCAGTAACAACAACAGGGTTGTCATAGTCGAGAATCATCTTCGTGCCGTTATCAACATTCGCTACCCCTGCGCTTGCAGTTTGAACTAGGAAAAACATCACAATTAAAAAGAATGAAATAAGTTTTGAAAACATTGTATTGTCCTCTCTAAAGATTGTTAATCGAAGGCAGGGCAACAGAGTTACCACTTGCCGCCTTATATGATATTGGATCATTTAAAACGATGTCATTCCCGACCGGATCACCAACTATGAAAGTCCAGTGGGTCGCGTTGTTGTCCATGTTTATTCCAACAGGGTCTTTGTCAGACAGTCCGGATGCAGTAGTCAAAGTTGCAGCAATCGCATATTGGACCAAGGCACCGTTCAAAGTAGTTTCACCTGAATCAATAGGAGGCGCTGTCCTGATAACATCTGCTCTTGGATTATCCGGTATCCCCTTAATCAAATCCTGCGGGTGTCTTTTTTCCCAGCAGTAAAAAGTACACAACCACTGTCCAGTCCAATGCTCTCGCATATCAGACCTGCGGTAATCTCCACCACAACGATCACAGACCATCCAATGGTCTTTCTCTATGTAATTAGGATTATGGTCCATATCCTTAACTATGCGGTCTGACAGTTAATATGATATTGTAACTGTCTCCGGAAGAAGCCCCTTCAGTTGTGAAAACGATATCGCCTCCACCAGCACCACCATCTGGTTCTGGATGATACCCACCTTCAGCCCTGAATTCAATAAGACCTTCAGAGTTAGGAGACAGGATAGCCGCCTCTTCATCATTTTCGTTATTGTACGATATCCTGACAGTCATATCTCCGACATTATATTTGATCTTTTCAATTACCAATGTCGCAGGAATATTCCCGGTTGGAGTTAAAAGGTCTGTTCTTTTGACCTTTATTGAATCGTCCTCACCTGTCCCGTCAGAATAATTAGTACAATGAATAATATGCCTCTTGTGTCCATTTCTATCGGTCGTATCATACGTCCCGGTAAAGTTTGGAGGATACACCCATTTTATTTTAATTTCGTCTGCCATTTCATAACTCCTAATCAAGATCTATGTTTTATAAATCTAGCGGGGTTCCCCGCCCAAATCTCATACTCTCCGACATCTTTTGTTAAAACAGAACCTGCCCCAATAACTGCACCGGTTCCAATCTTTGCAACTTGAGCGCATATGATTGCCCTTGCTCCGATAAATACATCGTCCCCGATTTCAAGAGGTATCCCTTTTACTGGAGCTCCACCAACAGGTACGTCTCTACTGTGGTCATGCTCATGGGTTAATATCATAACTTCCCTTGATAGATTGACACCTTTCCCAATCTTTATATCGGCAGAATTGTCTATGTAAATAGTTTCAGGTCCATTTGACACAAACAAAGGTTCCATATGGTCGAACTTCCCTTTTCCATGCCTGTAATGCAATTTTATTACATCGACGGACATACGTGCCCCCTTAAATCCTTAGACGGACTCCAATCCATTTGATCTTCCTTGTCACTAAATCTCTCGGAATAAGTCTCGTCTATGCCGAATGCGTCAAGATGCTTTATCCGGATAGTCGTATCGCAAAACATTTTAGCCCCGGACTCTATCGTACATCGATATACAAAGTCAGAATCCTGGACACAAATCCGTCCGTACCTACCGTCTTTCTTTATAAATTCCTTGAAATAAGGTTTTGTCAATCCAGAGAATATCTCTGCTTTCATCATAATATTTCCGGTTCCAGAAATATGGGTTTCCTGCGGTTCATCATCGTATGAGATTGTTTCAGTAGAACCTGGAGGCATATACAAGACCGCATTTTCCTTTGGCATAGGGCCAACCACTTTATAAGAAATGGTTTTAAATGGCTTTCCACCTTCTCCAACGACTCCCCTGGCTGGAACTATGGCATGAACCATATCCCATCCCTCTTTTGATATCCTGTCATACATGCGTACCAAGATGTCAAAATCACATAAATGGTCAGCACCGTTAAACATTACAAGATTGGCATCCCAGGCTAATGCTTTCTCAACTACATCGTTATGCCTTGATGCTGGACACCATCCTGCTCCCATGAAGAATTTAACTTCAGAGTTTTCCGGATGATCCCAATTAAGCATGTTGAACATTGGCAATGTCCACACAAAAGGTGTATCCCATGGAATGCAAACGGCTATCTTTACCTTGTTTTCTTCCTCTGTCATTTTGCCTATTTCCTTCCTTTGGAATGTGACGGGCCTCTCTTGGACCCGCCACAAGGTTGATGTTATGTTATGATGCGGGTGTACTATTGACAGGTCTAGCACCGGCATGATCGGCCAATGCAGGCACACCCTCTCCAGGCTCGGTAACAAAGCAATTTATAAACCCAAGTCCGGTTGCAGGGGTTGCGCCAATATGGTCGGAAGCATCTGCGCCACTTATGTTCATATTTGCCACAAGACCTCCTTGGTTGGTAATTGTCTGGAGTTGGTAAACATCTCCGTCTGCCAATCCAATGCACGTATCACCGTCCATCATATTGTCAACACCGGTTCCAGAAGTAAACACCACTATCCCGTCATCGATACCAGTCGATGCTCCGAACAACCACCGGTTGCCAGAAATAACGGCTTGGCTGTGTTTCGCCTCAAACTCAATGCCGATATCCGGGCCTGCTGCTGTGCCAACCACCGTATTATTGATGAAATGGAATTCAGCCTTTCCGGTTGTATCATGTGTCAACACTTGAAGGGTTTTTGCCCCCAACTGAAGATAACAATTCTCAATGTGAACAAAATCTCCAGACACATTAAAGATAACGACAGCAGATCCAGCGGGTGCCGCTTCTCTCCATTTGATGTTATAAATAACAATATCATCACCGGCAAAATCAAAAGCGTCATCGCCGGCTGCCACTATCCCGTTGGTAAAGGTCGGTCTATTAAAGCCAAATCCCAACCCTATGATAGCAAAGCCTGACTTCGAGAAGTCAACTGTTGCCGTGTATGTCTCGGCATGACCGGGTTTGATGCATATCATATCGCCATTGTTACTCGTTACGAGCGCATGAGCAGCGGCTAATGTCGCCACAGGATGCGTAAACGTGCCCCTGGAGCCTCCACCACCATTCGAGTCTACCCAATACACGTCACCTGGGTAAAGAGTTAAGAGGGGCATTCCACGGATGATAACACCATCTGCGAACCCCCCGTAAGTCGATGAACTTCTTCTTGCAGTAACCATTTGAAAATCCTCCCATTTGAACCTTGTAGGTTCCCCCACCCGTACAGGCATGAGGGATTCTAATCATGGTTCGGATTATGTTTAACCGCCAGCACTCCCGAAAAGTCCGAGGATGTCTGACCAACCGAACGATCCGTACCAATACGTCTTACACTTCAGATTATCGGTATCAAAATCGTTGTCCTTTTTGATGTCATACGAATGCCTGACATAGCACTTCATACCGTCCATGGCATTCGTCCTACAGAAGAAAGCATCTTCGTCTGTAAAGTAATGATTCATTTCAATGCCTTCAGGAAAAGCATTCGTCATCTTCAGAACGTTCGTGGCGTTATTAGCCGTATTATTCTGAAGAACTGATTTTAAAATCCTATTGGCTTCAAACCAGTTATTCGGATGAACAAGAAGCATACGTGGCATAAGTTTAATCTTATTGCCCAGAAGGATCAAGCTCATTACTGAAATCTCCGCCTTCAAACGGATGATCCGTTGCCAAAAGCTCTACCCCATCACCACCAACGTAACCGTCATTAAAAGCCCTGTTGTAAACCAAGGCTCCAAGAGTTTCCACCGTTTGCCGCTTTGCAAATCCAAGGGATTTTGCCCTTTTCCCGGAAACTGTTTCGTAAAGATTGTTCAGCATTTCTTCAAAAGTGACAATAAAGCCACTTGAGTACGGTGTATGGGTATAACGAGATACAGGCCCCTGTGTCTGGCCCTGATAAGTCGTAGGTTTTCCTTCAACCTTCGCGTTCATCAAGCCAAACGCATTGTGCTGTACGTCTTCTTCCCATGCTTTGTCTGAAGTGACAACTTCAAAGGCAACACGATATTCCTCTTTGTGTTCCCCGTATCCAACTCCAAACCATGTTTTTACCCCCGGCCACATCGCCTTGGGGTGTGACCATGTACCTATAGGTGCGGCCATTTTCTGTCCCCCCTTTATGCAGCCTGAACGCCGAGTCTGTCACCCACAGCGTTAAGCATAGTGTTTACAGTAACTTCCCAGATCCCATTATCCGACAATTCATTATTTGGGATATCTGCTAATCCGAGAATAAACAATGGATATGATTGGTTTACTCCAGGAGCATTAGCCGTACCACCGTCCAGATGGAAACCAGAAAGACCAGTCGATGCAGACGCTTATAAGCCCGCCAGTTGCAGCGGGAAGATACGTCCTACTTAGATTGTCTGGGTTTACATCAATTCCGGTAACTACACCATAGATAATTGTAGCATCAGTTCCTGCGGAAGCATTTACTGTTTGATATCTAGCTGTAGGGTCTTTCTCCGCAGCAGTAGGTGTAAGTAACACAGGATCTCCTCTAAAAATTGCTGTATCATACGCAGCGGAAACATAGCATTTATCAATCGCAGCGTTCCACGGAGATCCGTCTAAATGCCTAGAGGGTCTTAACCCGAAAGCACCAGTTGGATTTGCCATTTTAAGTTTCTCCTTTTATGTCGTGACGACCTTCTTAATAGGAGTAGGCATATAGCGTTTGTCTCCAGGGTTTGCCATGAAGTTCCCACTATAAATCTGCGCCTCAAGATCGTCATCAGTTTTATGTTTAAGTTTCTGATCTTCATCATAGAATTCTTTTGGAATTCTCATTTCAAATGCCTTAATTGCAGAACCGTCATCGTTTGTTCCAACTACTTTTCCTTCGTCCTTTTCGTTGACAAACTCGTATCCAGCATCAAGCGCCCTTTTGATCCGCGTTGGATCTTTACTCCAGTTATCATTGAAAGCATGATAAACAAAACCATCCTTCTTAGGCGGTTTTCTAAAAGTCGGAGCTTTGCTGGAAAACGGTATGCGTTCGGATCTTTTCTGAGCTACCTTATCTGCCTTTTTATCCTCAATCTCTTGCAATGCCTTCGCCACTCTGTCTTTAGTTTCTTGATTTGCCATGTCTTTTATACCTCGTCTTCAAAATAAAGTTTTGCGTACTCTTCCTTTGATTTTACAAGCCCACGCGTTACATCTTTATTGCATTGGGCCTTGGCTTCTTCCGGTAGATTGTTGTATGTCCTTGCGTTTGGGTCCTGGGTCTGTGGTGCGCCCCTTTGCCCTCCCACGTCAACGCTTTCAGGTATGTTGCGGTTTCAGTGCAGTTCCGTTAAGGTTCGGATTTTTCACGGCAACATAATCTTTTATCCCGTCTGCATAATCTGAAAGGGTTTTGTTTTCCTTATACCATGGGTTATCCTGTAACCACGGTTGGAATTCAGGGTGAGTACCCTTCCCATTACCACCTTGATCGCTCTCAGGAATTTCAATAGGTTCAGGCTTTTGAAGGTTTTTCTCTTCGCGCTTTAGAGAAACGTATCCCTCAGTATCGCCTTTTGCAACAGCGTCAAGTTGCTTTCTTTCAAGATCATCCACGGCTTTTTCATACGCCCGGTCACTGACAGTTTCGCTAACCTTTGCCATGCGCTTCATTGTTTCTGCTTGAGTCTCAACCTTTGAAGTAAGATCGGTTATATTGGACTCATACTTTTTAAGTTGCGATTTGAGAAGAGGCATAAGATCTTCACCACGCTGGACATATTCTTCTGCGGGTCGCCATCTCTCCGGATCACCCCTGAATTCTTCTTTTGGACTCCAACCCATCAGTTTTGCTCGATCCTCAATCTCAGGGTCAACAACAGGTTCAGGCGGAATCACTTCTTGATCTTCAACTTCTTCGTTTACATTTTCCTCTGCCATATCCTCACTCCTTTCCTTTTCCTATGATTGCGATGATATCCTTATCATTCATGATCCTCAGTTTTGTTCTTTTCCCTTCAATATCCATTGTGATTAAGGCTCCGGCATGTTTATTGTAAAGCACCCGTTGGCCTATCTTTGGTGCCGGCCCTGGCAAGTCTTTAAAAAAACCTTCCCCATGCCTCAGAACAGTCCCGATATTCATTGCATATTGCTGTTTCTCGATACGCATTTCGGGGATTAAAAGCCCTCCGGATGTTTGTTCTTCTGCATCATCCGGCTTTATTAGCACTTTAAACTCAACCGGAAATATATCATCCGGTCCAAAATTCCCATCTTCCACATCATTGTCCGCCATTCCCATCTTCCTCTCCTTTTCCTGTTAGGTCATCAAATGTCCAGTTCATTAACTCCATTGCCTCTTGGTATCTGCCTGAAAATATGTGGGCCTCTTTTGTATCAAGAGGGCATGAACCATTTGCAAGACCATGTGCGATCTGGTCCATTCGTTCCTCAAGTACATTAAACACTTCCTGCGTTACCGGCTCCACCCTCCACAGTTCGAACTCCTTCCTGGTTATTTCCACTACTTTGCTCCTTTCCTTTTATTTGCAACATCTTCATAATTGAATCTACGTTCGTCTTATACAACTCCATTTGTGGTCCTTCCTGTGCTGCTTCTGCCTTTGCCATATGTTCCATTGCCTGTGCATACTTATTTACAGCCTCAACCTCTCCTGTCATTTCAAACTTCGCAACCTCAAGCAAATGTTGCGACCATTTCAACTTATTTTCGTCTATCTTTAACAGCATTTCAGGATTCGGCGGTTGCTCCGGTACATTTAGGAGTTTTTCAGTCTCCGGGATATTTAAAGCCTCAAGATACCGCTTGGTTATCTCGGCATCATTCAATCCTTGCCCCCTTAATTCAAGTAGGGCCTGGGCTTTAACCACCTTCTCAGTATTGGACAAATCGTTTGGATCTGCTGACGGAACAACATCGCAAGTCCTTCGATCAAAGTCTTCCCTATTCACCTGATATCGTTTATCTAATACCCTGAAATATGTCTGAGGATTAAGATATTTATAGTTAAGATCGAACAGTCTGCTATATTCTTCTGCAAAGGACCGATACAGCCTTTTATGTATTGCAGAGAATACTTTTAATCCCTGCTCTATTCTTGCAAGTGTCGTGGTTGCTTTTTCATTGTGCATTCCCTGCCCACCGGTAAATATCTCTGTTACGGTAGACAATTTCTCTCCGGCAGTGACCATGAATGATAATAGACTCATCAACACAACAGACGGTTCTTTTGTTGGAAGGGGCAGAATGTTTTTGCCTATATCATCCCCTGAAAAATTAACCCTTTTCCATTCACCTAGTTTAAACGTTAGATTTCCCCCACCACGGCCTCGGCCTAACTGAATCCCGTTTCCGATAAAACCTGATTGGGAATTATGGAGTGTCCCACTGTCAAGTAATTGATTTAAATTGGTATTTACAACACTATTGATGGGGGTCAACAGGCTACCAAAGCCCCAATCATAAATTGATCCATCAGGAGAAGGCATAAATGTGAATTTTGTATAATACTTTTCGGGAGTTATTTTGATTATTTTATTATTTTCTCCATATTCAACGCCGTTCTTGTCGAATCTCGGCATAATCCTTGCAATCTTCTTGCTATCATAACAAGCGTTTATGATGTAAGGTTCTGCGTAACCGTCCCCATCTAAGTCAAGATAGGCGTGTTGCTCTATGAAGAGTTTGGCTGAATACGGATCGTTGGTTTTGTTATCATCCTGATCTTGCTTCTGATTAAACGAAGTCTCTTCGTGAAGGGATGCGTATGCTTCCCCATAATCTTCATCAAGGAACAGTTTCTTATTCTTTCGTTCTTCGATATCATTCGGGTATAGGTTATATAATTCCGTTAGCCTGGGAACCGATTCGAGATTTCTGGCAAAATAGTTAATCACAATAACTTCAGGGGACCGGTACTCGCTTATATTCCTTCCGAGGGATGAACTAAACCATGTTTTCTTAAAAACACAACCGAGAACTGGTAATATTGTCAACAACTTGTCCGTTTCTTCTTCCCACTCTTTCATTTCTTTATTGAGTTGGTATGACATGTAAGTACCAACCCTTTCGGCTTTCTCTGCTTTTGCGCCTGGCGGATTTTCATCATCTCCAACCACAATCCCCTTTACAGTATTCGGCCCACTGATGAAGTTCGGGTATGCCCTGGCAGCAAACTGGATAGCCGCAGTAGAAAGAAGCGGATATTTGACATTTGCAGCATTCTCTATGGGGGTATCCTTCTTCTCATAAATCTGCATGGCAAGAGCCATTGCTTCTTTATGACGCTTCTCCCAATTCTCACGGCTTTTCTTATCTATCTCATAACCAAGAAAGACATCCTGAGAGATCGATTGAAGTTTCTCATCACTTAGCAAACTTGCTACGTTATCGGTATCAAAGACTTCCTGTATATTCTTAATCATATCAATATCCTGTTATGGCATCTCTTCCTGAATAGGTATCCGGATAGTTGTACTCATCAAACGCATCTTCATCTTCGTACTGAGTGTCAAGTAATAGTAATCTATATAGATTCTCCATCATATGATCGTCTTTATCCATGGGTTTCTGCGTGTCTTTATCCCACATATACCCCTCTATCTCGAAGATAGTCCGGACAAGATCATTAAAAAAGAACATAGACGGTTGGTTATTAGGCCCAATCAAATGATTCTTTATCTCAAGGATACCGTGAGTTTTATCCTTGGATGCAGTCTCCAGGACATATCCACGAGACATCAGCACTTTTGCGATCTTCTCATATACGCTATCGTCATTGTTTTTATCGCCTTTGGCTAATGGGTCGACTATGATCCTGTTTACCCTGTATGAATGGAAATTAACCGCCCGCGCTATGTTCTCCCCTATCCATGTGCCATCCCCATGACCCCATATCTCTTCGACAAGATACCTCTCATTTCTAGGACTTGTCGCAATAAATAAGACTGCCTGCCGTTCTCTGGGATGGACATCAATGGCTATATCTATCATCCAGTCCAGCGGAATCTTGAACCGTTCCCTTAAATGCATTTTACGGCTAAACCCTGGGTACACAAGCCCTGCCATATAGGAAGGTATGCCTTTAAGCCTGGATTCGCGCTCTTCTTCCGTTAACTTGCTTGCAAAGCGATTTAAACCCTCTTTCGTGATCCCATATCCAACATTGTCGTAAGATTCACCGTGAACATTAAAAACCTTCATATCCGGTTTCCCGGCATCATCTGTGGCTTTTAATACTTCCCGGTCAATCCACGCTTCCTTCAATAGAGTCATGCCGAAGAATTCCCGGCCCAGCCGATCTACAAGCCCCCTGGCATTGGCCACCCTGATATTGCGCTTTGGGGGTTCGTCATAAATAATTAAGTCCCCAGACCAACCTTCATGGAGATCTGATTCCTGCTTATTACTCATAATTTCCAGGGTGCTTCCAGTCTCAATGTCTATCCAATTAGCATCTACCCCATTGTTATTCTTTTTCTTTTTAACTTGTCGATTCTTAGGCCACCATTTCTCTAATTCAGGCATAAGGACCGCTTTTATGTGTTTCTCCCAATCCTGCCCAACATATCTTACTTTTCTAGGTTGGTTATGATTGAACAGGTGCAACAGGCTCCGGCCATCCCACATATATTTTCCGAACAGCGTAGAAAAGGCCAACAATGTACCCAATACTGTGTTGTGGTGAACCATGCCCCCTGCGAAATAGTTATGATATTCTTTTACCTCAAAATCATAAACCTCTTGACAGGTGGGAATAAGTTTGATAGACTCAATTCTATTATTACCTATCACACAAATTGGAGGATTTGATGACAAAGAAGAGAGTAATCGATGTTGAACAATTAAGGGATTTAATTGAGAATCAGAAATTAACTCACAATGAGGTTTCTGAGATAACTGGAATTCCACCGAAGAAGATGACAAAGTTTTGCCGGCGTTATGGCATTCAGAGTCAGAGGACGGGTCCTCGTTCTGGCTCCGGCCATCCAGAATGGAAAGGTGGTCGTTATCTTGGCAAGGGGTATTGGTATATCTACTCGCCAGGCCATCCCCATAAAACAAAGATGGGATATGTGCTAGAACATCGCTTGGCGATGGAAGAGAAACTTGGGAGATATCTCGAAAGAAAAGAGGTCGTCCATCACATCGATGGGGACTCTCAAAACAATAGTCCGGAAAACCTGATTGTGTTTGGCTCGAACGGCCTACATTTAGCCCATGAATTAAAAGGTCGTATTCCGAATTGGTCAAAAGAAGGCCGACAGAGAATTTTGAATGGATGTCGGAAACCGAAAGCCATCCGGCAGAAGTCAAAATCCGATGATAGTCAGCTGCCTCAACCCAGCGGCCATCAGACATCTCTATTTTAAAGCATTTGTGTATGCCAGATTTCTTTATTGGTACGCTTGCTTGTGCCACTACTTTCTTTTCTCCATTGAAAGCATAGGTATAAAATGGTTTCTTGTTATCATATAAGAAACCAATTGGTACTTCACCGCCAGGCGTGTCTATAAGTGTCTGATATGTCACGCATTTTCCTAGGCGATTTCCACCAGTTAGAGTAAATACCTCATAATATGGATCAAGCCAGTTCTCCAATATCTCATGCTGCCTTGGGTTTGGCCCCGGATTCGGCTTCTTATCAAAGAACTCTATCTTGTTCTCATCACGGTACTGCTTCATCTTACGCATGACGTCGGCTTGCTTGCGTAAAATAGCCTTGTACTTCTTGATTTGAACAGCCTTTGATGGTTTCTTACGTGGGGGCATGCACCCTCTCCAACCTTGCTAAGTCATCCCATTCGAGGCATTCGGCCTCTGTGAGTTGTTCTAATATGAGAATGTCCATTTCCGTCATTATCTATGCCCCATTAGAATGAATTCCGTTGGCATTTATTATTGCATTCTCATCGTCATAAGTATAACATTCGACCGACCATTCATCAGGATCATAATTGAAATCTAGCATAATTGAAATTGTGAATGAATCTCTGTCTATATCTTTTATGGCTAATGTCGCATCTCCGACGTTTTGAGAGGCACATTTAACAAAAAAATGCCGACTCTTAGGCAACTTGCCTATCTGAGATTTTAACCACTCAGAGCAAATATCAGCAGGTGGATTCATTTCTGACGTATTGTATTTAGTTACCCATTTTCTCATAAATAACTCCAGTTCGGATAAAAAAAGCCACAAGGGTATGAGGCCCCTCATGGCTTATGATTATCCTATCTTCCAGGGAGCTACCCTGTAGATTGCTTAATTATTTACTCTTTTTGACTTTCTTTTTCTTCTTGCCCTTGCCGTAGCCGATTCCTTTTGGCATGTTACAATTCTCCTTGTTCGTTTCGCATATAGTCAATAATGTATTGCTTCATATACTCAATCATTCCAAGTGTATTAGTGCATTTTCTGTCTTCATCAAAAAACCACCTATGTATCATACCATTTTTATTTGTTGCTATTATAACAAGCCCTTGGAGTTCGTTTTTAATATCGGTATCAAGCAAGTCGTTTAAAACTTCATGGACTGCATTGTTCTCAACTCTTAGTCTGACTACTTTCGTCTTAGCCATCATATCTCCCAATAAATCCCAACAAACCCCCGCAGTCCACCAGGCTTCCACCGGGTACTTCCCCACTGATAAGTGTCCATAGGGTAACTTGAGTACCGAAAATCCCCTTAAGCGCTCAGTCTCTCTTTATGCCAGGAATAACTATGCTTTAAGGTCGCTTCGGTAATCCCGGCCCCAACATATCCAAGCAGGTTATCAGTGAGCGTCCACTGATATTTAAGACCTGCTCCTAGATAATATGTCGTGGCGGTATATTTATTCCCACCCCAGATCTCTTCAGATATCTTTCGGTCCCGGCCATAAAACCCATAAACACCCCAATTCTCAAGCCAGTAAGTGCCCTCGGCCACCCAGCACCGGCCACTGAAGGCTGTATCGTCTACCCCCGACCCCTGGAACGTGTCAGAACTGTTCATCCCTGCCCAGTGATACCCCTCTTGGTAGGAAAGTTCTAGGGTGGCGGCTTGTGAAAGGGCAATACCAAAGGTTAATAATATCATTAAAACCCAAAAGATAATCAAACCTTCAATCAACCCAACTCTATTTTTTATGCTCTCAATGATCTTCATGATTGCCTCCCTCTTAAACCTGCCTAGGTAAATTCTATTCAATAATGCTACCGTATATCCCCCTGAAATCACGAAAGGTTACCGTACATACAAGATCTTCTGTCTCAATAAATCCACACTCCCTAATGAAATACTCAACCTTCCCATCAGGAGGAGGAACAAGAAACCAACAAGTATCATCCAGCATGCTCTCATCCACCTACTTCCCCTCCGACATCAGCCTCTCCTTAATCACCCGGTACAAGTCCTCCAAAGTAATGTCCAACGTAGGGTAATCGTCCAGCACCAGCACCTTGGCGCCATGCTCCTTGAAAAATGGATGCTCCTTAACTTCTTTGACCGGCTTGTTTTCTTTCTTCATTGTGTTCTCCTTTTTATGATTTTCGTAATATTGGTTTAACCTTTACCATTTAGCGAATCCATCAGTGTAAGTATATCCACTATCTTGATCTGCCTGACCAATAATCAATGTGCTGCCATTCTGTGTGGTAGTCCAATATGTAAGAGGATACCAGTCAGGCCTCTCAGTAAAACCAACATACCAAGGGATAGTAGTTACTTCAGGTTCCCTAAACACATCAGATAAAGCCATCTTTAATTCTTTAGCCTGTTGGACACTTAAGGATATAATCTCACCTTCAATATCAAGTTCTATCTTTGTTATTTTTATAGCCATTTATCCACTCCCTATAAACTTCCTTTTTAAAAAAATCGTAATATTGGTGGCTTCTATACTCTCCCCCCACCCTCACCAGTTTCCCCCCACCCCCCCCATTTCTCCCTGGGGCTTTATTCTACCCCTGTCCTACTTGAGACACCGTGAGACATGTCTCATAATTGAGACACTTTACTGTATTGTGCAATGATACCATGGTGATACCCTATTAGTTTACATAATAGTTCTTATCAGACGTTGTAATGATATCAGATACTTGAGTCATATACATGTGTCTCATATTAATATCGAGGGTAGAGTGTCTCATGTTTATATCTATTATATAGGGCACGCTATTCCTCCACCTCTTCATACTCAGCGTCCATCTCTTCCATCTCATCAGGATCCAAGCCTATACTCTTGGCTAGTTTGTCCCTGTCCTCTTCCAGTTGCTCCACAGTTCTTGTTAAATCTAAGTAACTTACGTTGGCTGTGGACTTACCTTCTTCAAGCCTCCGCTTGTCTGAAACTATACCGAAGGATACCATAGAATCCCTAGATGAAGACCTTTTCATCTTGCTGGGGTGCAATGCATCCTTAAGAAATGAGAGTTCAGCAGCATTGAGTAGAGTAGCTCTTGAATCTTCATACCCTTGAATAGCTTGTGGATTCTTTATAATGGCAAGGAAAGGTTTGAGCGCTCTAATTAGTGTAGTTTTATGCACACCCATGGTGTCAGCAATCATTTGATATGATAATTTACCTTGTATACCGTATTTGGTAGTTTAAGGTCCTAGCAACCTACCGATAGTAGTATGGGCTTGTGAGTATATCTCACCATGTTATGCCTTGCAAGCTTATCAGATGCAGTTCAGGATGCCAGCCTTGTAGTGCGTATTGAAGGACGCACGCCTTGTAGGTAGTTTAATGCCCTACATGGCACTACTATAAATCTGTTTATGCTTATCCCGACATGATCGGGCGATGCAGGCCCGGTGGTTGATGTTCCAAGGCCCTTGCAAGCTTCATACAACATATAGACATATCCCTATTCTCATGTCAAGACAATAATTGTAAGTGGTGCCGTGGATAGTCACATTTAGACTGTAAATTGTCATATGTAATATCAATAGGTTGCAAGGCATAAAAAGTTGGCATGCGGATTGCAGTAGTTTAGAGTTGTACCATCAACCATCAACCAACAACAAACGGGGAGATAAACAATGCAAGACTTAGAAACGACAATTAGATATATCGAAAACATAGGCCATAACCTATCAACTCTGTACGCTACTAATGCGAACTTCGACAACCTGGACGCAAGCCATATTAAGATAACCGCTAACTATCTCAAAAGATATGTAAAAGATTTAACCGATGAAATAAACGCTCTTGAGGCTATCGCAGAGAATAGATAACTAGGCTATAATATTAGATAACACTAACAACTAATAAGGAGCAACGACAATGAAAGATACAGAGCAACTCAAGTTTGAAATAGTTGAGCATGTAAACAGGTACCTTGCTGGACTTATCACTAATAGAGAACTAAATAACGCTCTTGAGAAGATGGATCAAGCCAGGGGTGGGTATCTCGTAGAAACCCGACAATATACTGGATACGATTACGACAATCAAACCTGGATTAAATTCACGATTTAACCATTCATCGGTACCGCTCCCAGGCGGTACGGTTAAGCGGTTAAACTTACAACATAAAAGGAGATATGGATATGCTGAAAGCACTGGAAAAGAAGTTCGCTAAACTGGAAAAGGCGATTGAAA